CTCTGGCTGTTTGTCCTGTGGCATCAGCAGCAGCGGCACCACGTTCCCTACCACGTTCTCCTAGCCATTGTCCGAAACGTTCAGAAGCATTTCGTTGCCTATCGCTACCAGCATCATCGCCTTGTTCTCTTCCCCTCCAATCCCGTCCAGCTTGTCCTGGTGTAGCACCACGGGCAACGCCCCTACCGAATCTACCAGCTTCCCTAGCACCTCGGAAGGCACCTTCGGCTGCAAGACCAGCCCCTTGCATACTAGATTCAGCTGCACCCCTACTACCAGCACCAAACAGTTGGCCTACTCGCCGTAAACCTTTATTTCGGCCTGCGAATTGGCCCCTTCTTCCTTCAGCAGTTCTACGAAGTTTTCCCTCTTTGTCTCTCTGCCCCCCACCTGACCTTATCTCGTCAAACGTTGCAGTTTCGGGGTCATAGCTTCCAAAGCCTTCTCGTAGACCACCACCAAATTCTCTAATACCACCGACACCGGCTCTTACGTTACGGTCAACCCCACGGGCACCAGTTCTTGCAGCAGATTCACCTCGGCGGTAAGCTTCTTTGGCACCAGCCTTAGCTCTGCGCCCACCTTCCTGGGCACCACGGCCTGCTCGTCTTCCTTCAATTGCTGCCCTACGGCCTACTGCTTGTGCGCCTCTGCCAGCTGCCCTAGCATCAACGGCGGCTCTACGCCCAAGTTCACGCCCACCAGCAGCTACTCTTTTTCCAGCTTCTTGACCCGCAGCACCAACCCTACGTCCACCTTCAACGGCCCTACGTCCTACTTCCTGGGCACCCGCTTTAACCCTACGTCCTGCTTCACCAGCAGCCAGGTCAGCACGTATGGCACCTCGTTTGACGGCCTGACCAGCTTCTCCAAGACGTTTCTTACCAGCACCAAATAATTCACCCATACGTCGGGCACCAGCACCAAGTCGTTCACGGCCTCTTTCCATAACTTGTCTGCCACCAGCAACGGCTCCTCTACCTAGGTCAGCACCATAACCAGCAACTTGTCTACCAGCTTCAGCACCTCTCCCAACAGCAGCCCTACCACCAGCAGCAGCTTGTCTGCCTAATTCCTCAGCACCTCCCCTAACTGCACCAATACCAGCACCCACTTTTGCAGCACCAGCTTCAGCACCACCTTCCATACCTTGTCCAAATTGTCTACCTAAACGATTAAACAATCCTGGCCCACTGGGAGGAGTAAACTCTGGCCCTTGAGTAGGAGCTTGTCCTGAAGGAGGAACATAGGTTTGTTCTCTTTTACCAGTCGATGGTTGTGCAGGGTCACCATTAGCTTTATCTATAGCTTCCTTAATCTGAGTAGGGTCACCTATCGTAATAGCCCGTGAACGGGCACTTGCATCAGATGCACTTTCTCGTGTCTTATCAGCGTCAGACGGAAACCAGTTAGGGTCTAATGTTCTTTCTCCAGGCCGTCTTGTAAACCGCTGAGGGCCACCCCGTCTCTGTCGGGTTCTTGGTGTATCCCCCGAAGCCTTATCTATAGCGTTCTTCTCCTCATCCGTTTCAGGGTCTACAGGCGCAGGCTCTACCTTAGGAGGTTGCATGTAAGGACGCGGAGCCTTTACCCTTGTACCCCTTGGGCCAGCTTTAGCTGGTTTAAAGCCCTTCTTTTTAGCGTCACGCGCCAACCTACCTGTACTTCTAGCCTTTCGTAAAATCTCATCAATAATTTCCATAGACTTATTAACGGATATAATAGTATCATTGTCTAATTTATCGCCCAGGTCTTGACCAGCTTCATTAACAACCCAAGGTGGAATAATATTGATGGGTTTGCCATCATCATCAGTCTCTGTTTCAACTACTGGAATATAACGCATAGTATCTAAATCGGGTTCTGAAGGGAAACCGTACTCCTCAAGAAGGCGGTGGTGTTCGGCTTCCCTCCCAGCAATATTATTAAGAGTAGCAAAGGACTTACCACTCTTGAGGGGGTCTTCACCCGCTTTTTCTTTTTCCATCCAACCCATAAAAGAATCTTTAAAGTTAATTCTTCCAGTATCATCTTTATGCATAATTATAATCTTCCTATGAACAATAGCTTTAGGTTTTTCTTCTTGTTCAAACAAACGACAATAATCTCCAGGCATTATATCGCCTACTACCACATCGCATGTTCGTGTATCAGAATTAAAATATTTACAGTGCCCACAATTAATACCCATCTTCTCTTCAGGAGCAGTTGCATCCCTATATCCACACTGGTCTTTATCAATTTTACCTGTTTGCGGGAGTTCGGCTTTCAGGAGTTCAAAGCTAGCTCCTTGATTTACACCCTTCTCACAAATGGTAACTTCTGCCAATTCCATTTCATCTACTTGCATATAAGGGGTTTCGCCCTTCTTCATATTCTGTATTTTAGTAGCACTACCCGCAATAGAATAGCTCTTTAGCATACCTTGGTTTATCTGGTCTGCTACTTTCTTAGAAATAGCCGTGTCATCCCTAAGTTCACATATAAAAAACAGCCCGTTTTCACCCACACCAGACTTAAATATCTGACCACCTTTAGATATATAAGCAGGCAAAGCCCAACCTACCTGAACGTCTGAATGCAGTACCATAACGTTACGAGTACGTTGGTTATCCATAAACTTCTGAAAGGCTCTAGATAAAGCATTCGTAGTAATAAGATGCCCTTCTCTATCAATCATTTCAACTGAGGCGGGGCCACCTATAACTAGAGGGTCAACCATATCCATCTTTTGGATGCCTACAGCAGCTTGCTTATAAGTAGGACTATCAGGATAGGCTCTATGTAAGGTCAGAATCTCTGCCTTAGAGACATTTCCTGAATTAAAATTACGGGAATATTCTTTTAGAGCATCTTGTATATCTTCAAGTGTAGTTTTCCCTGGCTGGCTTTCTCTCTTTTCTAACCAAAGAATTCCAGCGGGGTCATTAGCTATTTGAGACGTAGGAATATAAGTCGCAGTCATTATCCTCCATGTACTCCCCAGATAACCCCATAAATCTGAGTACCTGACCCAGAGGCAATGGCAGATATCTTAACCCGTGCATCTATAGGCCATGTTGTTTCTATGGTTTCTCCCGCCTTCAAGAGAATACCCGTAGAAGTTGTTCCCGCAGCTGTTGCATCCGTATCTATGGCTATATTAGCAGTTTGGCTTCCGTGCCCGTTCTTGAGCTTCAAACCTCTAACCGCAGAGATTCCTGGCCTGCGTTTAGACTCGGATAGATTAGCAGTTCCTATCCATTCATAATTAATGCCTTGGGCACCATCAACATAATCAGTTAGATTACCATCTCTACGTTGTTCCACCATGATTTTATCTACATAAAAATCTATGTTATGTTGCGTCACGGTTGTAACAGCAACTCTATATGTAGCTGCTAATCGTTCAGCAATTTCATACTTAATAGATATACGAGTAAAAGAAGTAGACAAGCTATGAGTAGCACTGGCAGCTAACTCAACCCCTGCACTATCTTGAATGGCTATTTTCACATCCCCAGATGCGGAAGCTCCCCTAACTTCACAACTAGCCACGATGAATGTACCTTCTGTGTGTCCTGCAAATTTATCACTCCAATAGAAACCTTCCCCCGCTGCTGAGTTAGCAGGATTTACTAGGAGGGAATTGCTACCGTGGGCAGCTTGGGCACTACTTTGCGAAATTGCGGAACCTGAGGCAGTAAATTCAGTAATCGTGGCATGTTCGATAGAGGGGTTTTTAATGAGGTTGACGGCTGGCTCTCCCCGTGATACAGTTAATAAATCAACTGCTGTCGTACCAACGGTAGTGTCAATCGGAACATATTTATTCCATACATGTACACTTGTTCTGGTACTAGGGTCTATTTCCCATTCAGGCCAGTTCTCAGGAAAATGTTCTGAAGTTGGCATATAATCTCCTAATCAGTTGAGAACCAGTTCATTATACCAATAAGGCTCCCCAGCACAATCGCAGAATGGACGAATATAACGCCCATCACGAATAAGGCTGATTTAGCCCCATACATACGAGTTCTCCAATGTTTTATTTCATCGAGTTCATCATTAAATTTTTCTAAACTATTGCAAATTGTTGTGTTTAATTGAGTTTGCCCTTCAATATACCTATCTAATCGTTCTGTATAGACTGCTAAGTTAACTTCGATAGAAGCATCATTTAATACAGGCATACGGCATATTATCTACCGAATGCTAGGACACGGACTACAACTGCTGATACATCGGTTGTATTAGCAACTTCATCCAAAATAGCCCCATCTGCACCCGCTTCATACAAAGCTATTTTAGAATTAGTGTAATCATATTGAGCCACATAACCACTATTTTCCATCGAGAGGGCAACAAAATGAAGGGATTCCAACCCTAATGTGGTTGCCGTTAGTGCCTCACCACCAGTAGCATAACTGCTATCAAAGGTGCAAGTTTTAATGACATATTTATTATTACCAGGAACACCTACCATATCTGAAGCATTGCCTGGAACTGTTATCGCAAGAGCCATAGTTTATCCTCCTTAAATAGAACAAGGAGAGAGGGTAGGAATGTTCGGAGTCATCCCTACCCCCTCAACAAATTAAGCGTTTAGGTCAGCTATCTTAGCCTGAACAAAGAAGTTCTTGCAGCGCAACTCACCAAGAGTGTACAGCAAGCCCCTGACAACCAAGCTGTTAGCAGCGAAGTAGTCACGGTTCTCAATGTATTGGGTAGGCTGGGCAATTGACATCTCAAGATAGTCAGTGTCCAACACGTAAACGTTACTACCCAAGACTGCACCAGCAGAGCTTACACTCTTCGGCACATCGGCATCAGGTAGGATGGGGATACCCATATAGGTAGCCAAAACCAATCCAGTTCGGGTACCAGGGAAGGTGCGCTCAGAGCCTACACCAACCTGATATTCTTCCTGACCCATATAGCGTTGCTGCGAATTAAGCAGCCGTTCCAATTTGAAGTACTGGTCATGGCCCATGAGGATGAGTTTTGGCTCACCACCATTTTCCCGAATCTTCTGGATACAAGTATCAATTAGATTAAGGGAAAGGTCACGGCCTACGCCAGCATTGTGACTGACGTTAGCAGCAGCATTCCAACCACCAGCAGTCCGTCCAGCCAACGTAAGGTCAAAAGCCCTTGCATTGGAGGCCAAACCGCCAGAAGCAGCCCCGTCCTCAGCTACGATATCATCCAAGCTGGTAAATCCAGCACGAGAATACACGTAAGCCAAGTCACCAGCAGCCCAGGCAGGGCTAGAGGTATCGACGGTTATAGTGCCAGCACTATGAGCGGTAGCCGAAGCACCACCAACAGTGACACCAGAAGTAAGGTCATGAGCAGAACCAGAACCGTCGTAACGGGCTACCTCATCACCTAGATGGAAGTTATTAGCAATAGCTAAACTACCAACAACGATAGTAGTACCACTACCACCAGTAGCCCTAGCAGCAGCCAAGGACAACAGTTCAAAGTTGACCTCTTTCATGTGGTCTAGCTGGGCGTTCTCATTCTCCAACGCCAGCACATCACCAACACCGCCTTCTAACTGGGCGGTGAAGACTGACTTGACCGATGCACCGAAGGTTGTAGCAACGATTCGGGGCAAGCTGGAAACCGTCTGGATAGCAGAGATATCTACTGTCGGGAGGTTACCAGTTTCTAGAATAGGCATACTGCGGTTAGAGCCACGGTCAGACCGAATCCTCCAACCAGCTGTGTTACCCCACACTGTACGTGGGATAGCATTAAAAAATCTAGTTTGGTTGTTCAAAGCCTGCCAAACCTTCCGTCCATACGTGGTATTAAAAATACCAGTAGCAGTATCAACTGTGAACGGGGTTCCAACGCCAGCACCAGCTTTCTTCATAAAGCCGGGGCCGAAAACGCTCTGATACAACCCTCTTTGTGACTGAGCAATATACTCAGCAAGGGATGGATTAGCCATAATTTATCTCCTTCTTATTGTTTGAATTATCCTAGGAGTTCTCTTGGAACGCCATCAGTTTCACCGTTCTCGATAGTTTCCTGCAACCGACGCAAATCCTGATAGGACATTTGCATCATTTGGTCAACAGTATCTCCACCACTGGCCTGTTTCTGGATGGGACTCGTCCCATCTAGACCCATGCTGTCTTCATATCGAATAACAGTGGGACGGGTAAGAGAAGTCTCTTCTCTGAAACCCATCTTGCGTAGACGGCCTTCCGTCTCTTTCTGTACGGCTTTCTGCATATCGAAGCTTCCTTCCATTGCAGACTTCAAAGCATTAATTTGCTTTTGCATTTGGGCTAATTCCGGATACTCACTCGCAGCGTTCTCCAAGGAGTAACGCATGGACTCTACCTCCTCGTCCTCTGGAGGGCCATTCTCTTCTTCCATATCCTCATCTTCCTCATTCACCATGTCGTCTTCTTCTTCGTCCAAACCCTGCTTCAACAGGTCAAGCTGCTTCTGCATCGCTTGAATAGTTGCTTGCTGGTCAGCCATAGCTTTAGGGATAGTAACAGCTTTTTCACTGTCATCACTACCTTTCTTCATTGAACCCGCTTTGCGAACTTTGTCGCCATCCAAGTCCAAACCCTGGTCAGCCTTAATCAGACCATATACTTCTCCCGCTACCGCCTTAATTATTTCCTGCTTCTCTATTGCATCTTCTTCCTCTTGAGCCAATTCCATATCATAGTCATCCTGCTTACTTATTCGGGAGTCCATTTTGTGCAAGACCTCCGCAACAGCAGCGAGAGCTAGATTGGAACCTTCAATCTGCTTTTCCAACCTTTCTACCACATCATATTCATCTGCCATGTGTTGCCTCCTTCCTCGTTCAGAAAGTTGGTCTAAGCCACCTCCGACTTCCCGATAAATAAATAGATATTGTACGAATTTCGTACTAATATATTATACTATGAATTCCGAATTATTTTCGATTTTTATAGTATAACTAGGGTCAATTTTCCTCTTCTACAGGAACTTCGCCTGTAACCGTAAGCTTTAAAATTTCGTTTCTAAAGTCATAAAGAGGAATTTGCACTAATTTTTTGAATTTTTCACATTGTGTGCCCTCAGGCATGGATGCTTCAATCAAATCTAGGACTTTACCCACCATACGTGAGTGCCTTGCTATCACATACTCCTGTAAGGGAGTTACTTTGCTCACATCTACCATAATCTATCTCCTTTCACCCTTTAAAATTCATATTGGCTAATGAAATTGTCCCTGAAAGCAGACCATCTATAAATTCTTCCAGTTCTGCTTCTATATTTAACCCGCTGGCCTTGCCCTCTGCATCTCTAACTTCTAGATTCGCAACATCCAGGGCCATTAGAGATTTTGGCTGTTTCCAGTATCCTTTCACTATGCTCACCCCCCCTTCTTTATTACGTCTTTCATGTGGTTCTACCCATTGCGGTTCCATCGACTCTACCATTGCATTATAAACCACATCCTCATCTCCATCTACTTCAAGCCCCCCATACCCTGATTCAGTGAATGTTCTATCAGGATATTTTCGTTGAAGAAAAAACATGAAGGCTTTATTGATATGCAATTGTATAGTACTTGCAATATTATCCATATTCATTCTATATTATACTCTTAATCAGTAATTTCTTCTGCTGCCATTCGTTGAATTTTTGTCTTGGTAATTCGTTCTTTTTCATCAAATCCCCATCGTTTTCGTAACCCTGGCCTACGAATCAGTTCTTCCTGAACAGCTTCCAATTCTTCAGGAGAAAGCTCCCCACTATACCCAGGAGTGAGGAGCCTAATATCATACCCAGTTCGGTCTGTAAAGGTCTTTTTAGTTGATTTAAACTTAGGTCTAGGAGGCATATGTAGTAGCCCAAACATCATCTACGTTAGTACCAAACATACTTGGTGTATCATCGAATCTATCGAGATACACTACTTCCATCCCCACATTTCCGTAATGTGGGTGCCAATAGGTAACTACTTGTTTCGGAGGTGTCATTGCCTGAACGCGCTGTAAAGCAAATTCATCCCCACCCTTCATTGTGCCACATATATATGCTGACCCAGTACCTATATCCATGACATCTATACGATGGAAATGGCCCATCATGACATCTGAAAAGTTTCCTGGCATAACCCCATCATGTTCAACAATAGTACTTTCAAGGGCTTGTTTAAACTGTACAACCCCCCTCATATTTCCAATCATTCGACTAATAGACGCAGAACTACCCCCACCTGATATAGCATCACCATGAAACATAAGGACATTTTTCCCTGCTATGTCCACTATATGAGCAAAGGATTTAGGTATATCAAATTGAATGTTCTTCTGATTCGCACAGAAAGCCGCCATCCATTGATAGGCCAAGTAATCCCAATCCATATACTTATCTTTCATTGGAGGCTTTCGGGTCATACGCCCATGATTTCCTACCACACACGGAACTTTAATGGTCTTAAAGTGGGGAGCAAGGAACATCAAGGCTTGAGCAATTGAACTAGCAGCATACATCATTTGCATCATACAATTGTCTAAATTAGTGCGAGACAATTCCTCATGGATATCTCCACTAACCATATCTCCTAACATAGGCACCATTAATTCATCAATAGTACAAATGTTTCGTCTATAAGTAGCTAAGTTTAAAACTTGATTTGCCCACCCCGATAACCGCCGACTAAAAATCGTGAAATCATATGCATTCATAGTCATCATTTGCTGAGAAAATACTTTTTCTCCTACGTGTGTGTCAGTGAGGACAGCAACCATGACTTGAGGTTCTGCCGATTTTCCTTTAGAGGGTGGCGGTTTGACAGGTACAGGGTCAAAAGTAGGTGCATAAGCTTGAATGGCATCGACAATTAACTCTTTTTTCGCATCGGACGCAATCACCTGATTATATAATTTTTTGTAATAAGCTAGTTCAGCCTTATATGTCGCAACTTTTTTATCGAGTTTGGTTCTATCCTCTATCGACTCCAAGAGTTCTTCTTGGTCTACCTCTTCTTCGTTGAAAACCTCTCTGTCGTACCAACGTTGGACGGTTGTCCGATGAATCGCTATCCCGTATTCCTCCTCTATCCACTTCGATATCCCCGTCCATGTCTCCCCCTCTTCCTTTCTTTTTATTATCCCTAATCTTGCCTGTTCTGGAATCATAAGCCCTCCTTACTGTGAGTACGATTATTGTTCCGCACATACGACAATTTAAATCTCTGTCCTCATTTATATACATGCTCCCTGAACACTTAGGACATATGTTATCAGAAATTTTAGTTGTAGTCAAGTTTATGCAATGCGGTAAGCAACGGAGCCTCATCTCCCGCATCCTCCAATGCCTTCCGCATAGATTCTAAAGACTTCGTTCTATCTGGATTCATTGGTATCCACATATTGCCCTCTTCATCTTTCCTTTCAGTCTTTTCATCAATATCTTCTTCATCATGGCTTGTGTCTTCTTCCCCCCCTCTAGCTAAGGAGTCTTGTTCATAGGTATTCATACCAAAAGAAGACATTTGCATTGTAGCCCCAGAAGGATATCCTCCCATCCCCGCAGCAGCCATAACTCCTGCTGGTTGTTCATGCCCCGTATCCTCTTCTTTATTGTCATACTTTTTAGCTCTTCGTTGCATATCATTCTCCTTTACAACTGCATCTTTCGCAGGAGGTTCATTTGGATTATCTTTCACCCGTTCAATAAAGGGGTCTTGAGGATGTTCTCCAGTTGCTGGTTTATTACTACCGTTAGGAGATATCATAGTAGGAAACTGATTAGCTGATTTTTGAACATACGCCTTATGCTGCCCCCAATCTTGGGCACGAGGATTAGGGGGATTTCCAACAGAATTAATGTTGCTGTGCGTTGGATAAGTTGCTGCAATACTCGCTTCCATATTTCCTGCGAGGCCCATATTAACATGAGGTTCATTATTTTCAGCAGTTTGTAATGCATCCTCTAATGGACGGCTTGTTTTTTTATGGTTAAGTATGGCAGGCTGGGTAGGATTATTTTTCCCAGCATGGGCTGTTGGAGCATCCCCTGTCATACGCTCATTAAGTCCTGGGGCGAGGCCCATTTTACCAGCTTTAGCTATATGGGGAGAACCATCATACAAATACTGTACAAGACGTTCTACACCACTCTTCTTCTCTTTGCCCATTAGCTTACGCCGTTTCTTATCTTGCCGTTTATTGTTTTTATGATGCTTTTTCTTTGTTCCCTTGCCTCCATAGGTAGGAGTAAATATACCAGCATTAGTTGAGACAAAAACAGTATCCGAAAGGCCGTCAAATCCACCACCTTCTCCTCCAACTGCCCCTTCTTTAAGTAGGAATTTCTGTAATTTAGCAATCGCTTTCTTAGGGTTTTCTCTAGCCCAAGCTGAGGGACTATAAGGCACATAATATCTATCATCATCGTCATCATCATCTCTATCGTCACTAACATGACGGGGTATCATTCCAATTCTCTCTTCCCTCTGTATCCTTTTAGCTTGGGTTTCCGGTTGAGAAATGGCATTCCATTCTTGTGGGGTAGGGCCATAATCATGTTGTGAATGCGAAGGGAATTCAGCCTCAAACCCTTTAGGCCATGCATCTACATCCCACGCATTTAATCCCTCTACATCACCAACTCCATAAGCCATAGGACTTAAATCAGAGTCTTCCAAATCAGGACGCGCATACGGACGGGCGAGTGCCCCTGACTGAGGTAGCCCACCTCTTGGAGTGGGTAAACTATGCCTAGTAAAACGAGTTCCTTCATCTGCTTCCAGTTGATTTAACTCTTCTGGTGTAAATCTAGATACATCCTTTTGTACAAATTTCATTAGTTTTGACACAGCCTTTTCCTTATCATATAAATCTGGGAATCGACGTTCAAAGGCATCTTTAGTGGGTTTAGGAGCATACCTACTACGATTTTGAGATGGGTAATCTCTAATGGTTTCTGCTTCTGAAGATAATTGTTCATCTGGGTCTTTATAAGATTCTCTTCTACCCCTCATAGACGGATACCTATGTAATGTGGTACTACCTGAGGTTCCTGAAGAACGTGGTGTCATATTAGGCATCGTATCCCTATACCATCTTCCATAACGGTCTTTAGGAAATGCATCCCCTCTGTCGTAAGGAATACCTCTAGGCAATAACATTTCTTCCGTTGAAACACCGCCCTCACCTTCTCCTTCAGGAGGGAGGGGGGCAGATTCTGCAAAGGATGTTTCCCAACTTCCAGGGGCTTGAAGCTTATTATAACCACTGACTTCATCTGGATGATATGCAGGACTTACCTGACGAATACGACGATGTAAATCATCTGCCATTCCAGCAGCATCATGAGATAGTGTAGGATGCATATTAGCCCGAAGAAGATTTTTATGGAAATGTTCTACTGACATTCTTTCTCCCATCCCCTTCCCTCCATGCTCTTCTTTATATGCATTAGGTAATTGAGGCTCTTCTAGATATTGTTGCGTACTTCCTCGCCCATAGTCAGGATTAGGGACATATCGTCTATAATTAATAGCATCAGGATGGTTTAAATAATCTTCCCCAAAGTTTAAAATATTATGTACTGTAGCAATAGCTTGATGTCCTGCTAAATGCATTCCAATATCTGGGTGGGTATTGCTAC